ATGAAGTGCATCTCTGAACTTTTGACGGGATTGGCGGGAGCGACCTTGGTCGTCATCAGCGCAGTTCAACCGGCGAAAGCTAACGGTGACAATGGCGAAGACCCATCTTGTGAAATCGTCAACTTCGCATACGCTGCAACCATGAACGCTACCCGGTCGAGCGTGACGGTTTATACCGAGCAGGACGATGGATCTTTAGTGTTTACTGCCGATTTGCGAACCCAGTCAGGTACTAATTATCTGAAAGATTCAACGCGAAAGCAATGGATCCGCTACCCACAGACAAAGTGGGTCCCAGCGGACCGATTTGGCCCAAAAATAACTGACTGTGTATTTAAGGGTGATGAAAGTCATCTGGATCTCGCAGCAAAGCACTATTCAGCTATCCGTCATGAGGGACCGCAGGTCTCTAAAGTGGATTTTTGGATTACGCATGACGATGGACGAATTGTAAAAATGCGAATTGGGCCGTGGGGAGTCAAGCTTAAGTCCGGACTAGGAGTAATTGAAATCCGGAAGTTCGATGATGAGGCATTAACCCCTCCGCCCTGATCCGCAGCCGCGACAGACTTGCGGTTCCATTCGAACGGCATGTTCGATGCTTTGTCGAAACCCTCAAGCGGAATCACATTGTCCGATCGTGCATTCGTCGCAGGCACCAATCCCAATAGGTCTCGACCATTTCCGAGGCCTCGCGCGCAGTATCGCGATAGCCCTGGTTTGGCGTCGGCGGCGATCCTCGAAAGGTCCGAGGGACCGACCCGGCCCAATGCCACCGTCCGGCGGTCGGGCCTCCGGTCTCTTTCCTGAGGCGGCCGATGTAGCCGGGGCCGCCGAAGCCGAGCCAATCGAAATCAGTCGGCGGATCGTTCGCGTCCAGTTCAGTGCGGCGCCACTGGTAGCGGGGCTGGTAGGGATCGGTCATGATCTAGCATGTGATCGCGACGAGCAGAAATTCAAGCCGTCTGGAACCTGTTGCCGCCATGGCCGTTTATGCTGCACAGGCCTGAGTGTCCCCTTTTGGACAGCGCACCCTTTCTTGGCCCCACGTCACGTCGGGGCCATCTCTTTGCTTGTCGCGTGACGTTCGGATTTAGGAGGAAGCTTCTTCGTCCTGTCGTATCTCTACCCCACTCGGCGTAACCGGCAGCGGCGGAAACTCGATCCTCATCTGGTGCGACAGAAGTCCAAACAGAGATGTGAATTGACTCCAAACGATAGTTCCAGCGTATCCCTTCGCCACCGTTTCTATACTTTCCAAACTTCCGCCTTCCGAAAAAACGGAGCAAGCATATGCGGCGGAAATTTGGATGAAGCTTTCCTCATTCTCAGTGTGTTTTTTACCTACCGCAACGTGGCAGGTGAAACCAAATAAGCCGTCGGTCAATTCCTGCAGGTTGGATATATAAACGTCATATGTAAGCCTGTACTCTTCTTCACTATCTGGTTCGTTTACATAAACGTCCACATCAAATAGCGTTAAAAACCTTATCTGATGCTTATTTTGCGAAGATGGCGGCTGTTTCGATTTGGTCGCCTTAGGCATTCGCCTTGCCCCAAGGTTGAAGTCGCTTTTCACCAACAGCGACTAGACCGCTCAGATTAAAGCGTTCGGCGTGAACCGTCTCAGGATGATTTCGCCCAGAGTGAGCGACAACAAATTCGGTGTCTGCCTGAAGGGTGCGCAGGGTGCGAATGGCGCGCATTTCACTGTCTTTGCGAGCGATCACTCCATCGAACCGATCAACGAGCCTGCCGCAATCAAGCTTTTCTGTGACAGCCTGGCATACCCAAGCGTTCAAAGAGATGCCGTCCTCGGCTGCGGCCATTGCCACTTTTCTGTGTTGCTCAGGCGTCATCCGTACGTTGAATGAGCCCTTAAACGGCGGCTCAGGATTACGACCCAACTCCTTACAAGTTTCGAGGTAGTCATCGATTAGAGCGCGCGCAGCGCCCTCGGCCTCGGAGGCCTTGTCGCACTCAGCCACGAGTAGATCGCTGATGTGAAGGACTTTCACGAAAAGTGTGCCCTCCTCATATTCAACAGAAGCCTGATAGCCCTTGTAGCTGACCGTTTTCATATCTGCTTTCTCTCTCTGAGCAGGTCCTGGATCTCGCGCACCTTATAAGCCTTCACCTCGTTACCCGGGTGAGGCTCATGCAGCAGGATGAGTTGTTTGGTTTCGGCATGCGCAAACTTCCGCCCGCTCCCACCTTTGGACTTCAATTCCTCGTATCCCAACCCAGACAGCAACCTTACAAGCTTAGGGAATGGGAACGCCGCTTTGCAGCTTTTGAACTCCGATATCAACGACTGCAGCCGCGACATAATCAACCTATTGAACGTTTGCCATGCGCGACTGTTCCAGAGCAACTGAAATTCAGTTGCACCTTGGTCGTATAGTTAATGATCGTTACTGGCAAGTTAAATCCTGTCCATGATTGCAGGGAGCGAATCTTTCCGCAAAAGTAGCAGGACAGCAGTCAGCGCCGCAACTGCCGCCTTCGACCCGCTGGAGTATCTCCTTGATCACCTTCAGGTCGCCGGCCGCGACGGCGCCGGCCATCATTGCACTTTTCTGTGCGTCCGCTGGGAAAACATCTTCCTCCGCCAGCCACAATCTGACATTGTGCGCCACCGAAAGGAGGCAGCTCATGTCCTACGATTGGGAAACCACCAGACGGCAACGGTTTAGACACGCTCGGGTTTGGCTTTTGATCGCCTTGGCAGCTTGGCTGGTCGTTCTAGCTCTTGCGCCATAATTTCGCGCGTCGTTACCTCCTCAACTGCCCGCCTTCGACCCGTTGCAAAATCTCTTTGATCACCTTCTGGTCGCCTGCCTGCTGGCTGTCGCGCGATTGCAGATTGTTGGTTGGTGTAGCATCTAGCCGTTGCATGTGAAATTGTCTCGAAAGGCGGCAATTCCGCACCTCAAGAGGTATGACGATGACTTCGCAGGCGGACCAGGCAATCGTCGACGAAACTCGGCTGTTAGGATTGCTGGTTCAAAACATCGCCCGCGAAACTGTGCAAGAATTTGGGGGCTTGCCGGGCGTTGCTGGTGATGTCTTCTCCCACGACTTCATGTCTACGTGGGAATGGGCATCAGGACTTCTTGTCGAACTGGCCGTCGCGACGCCTTTGAAGCCGACTGAAGGCGGGTTTGTCTGCTATTTTCGACTTGAGATCAGTGTCGACGAAATTGCAAACAGCTTTTGCACGAGACCTCATCCTGGCCAAGCGATCTTCGACAAAGTTCTGTCTCACTGGCTGTACTGCCAAAGCAATGTGGTACCGACGACGCGGAGCCCGTTCCTGCTCCAACGAGGTCCATTAGGAAAAGCTATGGAAGAGGTTTGGTCGATCATGGAGCACCTTGCGAACTCCGGCTACGCCACTGCTTTGAAGGACTACCGGTACTTGTGGACCGACAAGGCTGCAGGTGCAATGACGGAGATGCCGGCGAAGGCGTGGAATGAAGCGCTCGACGCGTGGGTTGACCAGCCCGAGGAAGCTCCGCCAGTTTCGGACATCGAAAAACCGGAAGATGAGAGCACTCCTTTTCTTCAGAAGTTATGGCATGAGCTTCGCGTCGCTTGGCGAAACAAACCTTAACCCTTCTTCTCACACCTTTCCGAGAATGACGAATACGATCCGGCGGATAGCTTCCGCAAAGCTCACGCCGAGCGCCATAGCCGCGATCCCCGTGACGCCGAGTGCGCCGATGCCCATCAACTTCCAGCGCTTCACGTCATCGGTGACTGGCTTCATCTCGGAGACATCCTCGCCGATCGTGGCAACCGAAGCCTCGACGTGCCCAACGCGGTCGACAAGCTGATCCATGCGTTGGTGAACGGCGGCGCGACTAGTCGCCGCCTTATCCTCGGCTCGCACCGATCCCTCCTCCAACCGCCGGATAGATTCCTGCAAGCCTCGCATGCCCGCGACCAGCTCCCCAAGCTGACGGTGAACCGCCGCATCAATTTCCATTGGTGCCATCCCTTAGCGCCCTTCCCCGTGCCGCTCGCATTCCGTCTTCGTCCAGATCGCCGCGGCGCAGATGCCCACGGCAGTCCGGTCAATCTTCCGCTGATCTTCAGTCGTCGCCCCTCGCGCGCCGATCAGATCCGTGCCGACCACGCGCCGGAGACCGTCGACACTTGCCGGCTCCGTGGTCCCACACGCCGCCCCGATCGAGGCATAGGTCAAAATAACTGCGAGCATTGCTCGCTGCATCACCGCTCGCATCGTTCTGCCTTTCAATCTTGGTGATGACCGACCGGGCGCCGTCCTCGTGGATCTCGACAACCAGCCAGACGATGCCGGCGAGCGCGAGCCCGCCGGCGATGATACGCGGCCACATCTCAACGAGCCGGGGCGCGGTTCACCGACCAGCGGCCGGTGAGGAACATGAAAGCCGCGATCGAGCCGATAACGATCAGCAATGCCGCGATACCGAAGCCGTAGGGATTGTTGACGCCGAGCAACGCCGAGAGACCCGCACCGCCGAACAGACTGCCCACGGTCGTCAAGGCCGTGCCACTCTGCCCGGCCGGCACGTCGTCTGCCTTGGCCGCTTCCGGCCTCACGTCCGGCAGCTCGGCCGGCGCACGCGACGCCTCGATCGCGTCGAGGAAGTTCTGGTAATAGCCGGCGATCAGCTTCGCCTTGTTGGTGCCGTTTATGATCGCGCGCGCGCCGACGGGATCGTTTGCCGTCTGGTTGAAATAGTCGGCGAGCTTCTTGCCGGTGAAGATGCCGCCGATCATACCGTCGAAGAGGATGCGGACGGCGGTTGCCATTTCGCCAGCCGTCTCCGGCGTGTCAGCGATCCCGAACCTCGAATAGTTCGACTTCCCGGTGATCTGTGCGAGACCTCGGCCGCGATAGCGCCAGCCGTCGTCGACCGCCGTGTTGCCCATCCGATAGCCATAGACCTTGTTCGCCAGCTTGCGCGGATTGCGGGCGAGAGGCTTGGCGGTGGCGAGATCGGGGAAGCGCGTCGGCCAGACCTGCGTCAGCCGCTCGGCCGAGTAATTCAGGTTCTCGGTCACCGGCTGCATCTCGCCGCCGGTTTCGAGGAACGTGGTCGCCAGCATGTAGGCGAGATGACGGCTGTCGATCACCTTGCCGATCGCCTGGCGCCGATCCCACTCGTCGAGTATGGCATTGAGGCCATCGATCTGGGTCTGCTTCAGGCGACCGCCAAAAGGCGCGCGCCTCGCATAGGCGAGGAACGTCGTTCTGTTCATCTGATTTACCTCTTCGATAGGAAAACAGGCCACCATGCCGCTCGGCATGAAGCCGGCAGGGGAGCATGATGGGCTATGATTGGAACGGCGCTCGCAGGCGCCGGATGAAGATGGTGCGATTCGGAACGGCCGTCGCACTGGCGGCCTTACTGGTATCGGTCGCAGCGCAGGTGGTGACGCGAGCGATCTGAATGGAGACAGAGATGGATACCGCAAAGCTGCGATACCGCATTAACCTGCTTGACGACGGTTCTGTCGTTACCGGCGACGGCGAGTATCTGGGCACTTGGGATACTGACGAGACCGACGCGCTGTATCGATTTTCCCCAGACGGCGCGGCAAGCCCACTACTAATTCACCCATTTCGTAAGTTTCTGTGCGAAGCGATTGACACGTGGAACAGCCAGAACGCCTTAGAAGCCGGACTTTAAGCCAGGCTCCTTTTCAGATTCGTTTGATATCGCCGTCAGCGCGCCAACCACACCCGATTGCGTCGTCATCTGTGAGACGCCGAAGCGCGCACGCATGCCGGCGACAAAGTCCGGATCGTGGCTCTCCAACGCCGTCAGGGCCTCATTAAGAGCGGCCACCACCGTGTCCAGGCTGGTCGCATGGCGTTCGTTCTCTTCCTGGGCGAGCGCCAGTTGTTTCTTCAGGGATGTAGCAACAGGGGTCATTCCAGCTTACAAAGTACCTTGCGAATATCCATTTGATGAGGGAGCTTGAGAAAAGCACAATCAACGGGGACATATATGAGGCGAATATGTTTGTTGGTCTCGCTGGTCATTATTCTCCTAGTGCCGTTTTCGATTTGGGCAAGCGATGCGCCAAAAGGTCGAGAAAACTTCGAGCGCAAGGCTGAAATCATGCGAAAATACCCCATGGCTCGACTTCGCTTCATCCAGACCTGTTCCACATCTCTACTAGAGAGTGTGGGTGATGATGAAAGGTCCGAGATCGCGCGCCTCAATGGTATGCCCGCAGCGGAAGTTGTCGCGGAAATTTGCGGGCGCATAGTCAGGGGTATGGCCTCCGGAGCACTCACATACGAAATTTATAGGCGGTGGCTCGCAACATGGAGTGATGGAGCGCCGGTTGCAATTCCTGATTATAAGTAATGCTCCTATCACGGCTTCGGACCAAAATCGGATGATTGCTTTCGCCAGTTCCGCGCCAAGAGAGGACATATCAGGCTCCGAAATTGACGTTGGAAGCCGTGTGAATCGCCTCGGCCGTGGCTGCCTCTGTAACGGCCTTCTTGGCGCCGAGGCGCTTAGCCTCGATGCCGGCCGAGATCGTCTGCCATTGCTCGAAGGTCGCGATGATCTCGGTAGCCTTGACCTCGACCGTGACCCCGTCGACCGCCGCCTCCGCGACGATGTGCGGGATCTCGGTTGCGGCTGCCGGCGGATCGGCGACGGCCGCACGTGCCTCCGCCAGCTTCTGCTGGTAGGCCATGACCTGACCGGAACCGGGCGTGATGAAATTCCGCCGATACTTTTCAGCTTCGCGGTCGATCTTGCGGATGGCGTCCGCTCGCAGCGCAGCGAGATCAGGAGCAGGCTGCACCGGATCCCACGATGCGAACAGGCCTGCGAGCGACGGCGGGACATCGGGCCACTCCGATACCGGGTTGTCGACGTAGGCGTCTTCCTGCTTGCCGAGCTGCGCGACGATGGCGTCCCGATCGGGCGCCGGCAGCATCGCCGTGACGCGGCCGGCGATCTGGAACCAATACTCGCGCTCGTTCATGATCTGCTGCCGGCCGAGCCACCAGGCGATGGCCGCCATCGAGCGATGGACGGTTCCGGCCGCCATCGCGGCATGAAGCGCTTCCATCATCGGATTGTAGCTGTTCTCAATGCTGTACATGCGGGGTTCCTTCAGGGTTGGGGGATGCCGAAGATGAAGTAGCGGATGCCGCCGGGCGCGTAGGCGCCGGAGGTGCGCCAGTTTCCGGGACTGTCGGCGCGATTGTAGTAATCGCCGACGTTACCGGCGAAGGTGTAGAACCGGGCGTTGTTGGCCGTCAGCTCGCAATAGGTGCTCTCCCCGGCGTGGGCTTGCCCGCTGTAGGGGTACTTCAGCCGCTTCACGAACGGCAGGCGCCACATTGCGCTCCACGACATCGGCAGGTTGTTCTGCCCGACGCTCGCTCCGTTCCCGGCGCCATGGTGCGTGAGGTACTTCACCATCGGGAACATACCTGTCCCGTCAAACGGAATGTCCGTGATGACGCCGTTTCCAGCGCCAAAGGTGAAATAGCCCTGCGCCAGGATCTGCACTTGCGGGCGCCGCGTATCGACGATGATATCTGCCCACGACGGCGGGTCGGCGGAGCCTGGGCGGAGGATCTGGACCACGTCCACGCCACCCTCAGTGAATTTCCGCAAGGGCTTATTGCTTCCGCCGGTCGGCACGCTCGTATCTTCCAGGTAGAGCATGAACCGAGCGCGCATCGCCTTCGTTGCGTTGAAGCCGATGTTCGTCCCGTCAAACCAGTACTCGGCGCCAAAATCGAGCACTTGCGGGTTTGACGGATACATGATCGTCGCGCTGTCGTAAAAATGAACGTCAAGCACGACGGTGTCCGGGAGCGGAACTCCGGTGTTGTAGTAGCTGACGCCAGCGGGAAGAGCGATGTCCGCCGCTGCGATCACCTTCACCGGCATTTTCGATGGATCCATGGCCATCTGTTGAGGCGTGGCAGTGTCGACGTTGTAACCCGGCTTGGCGATCTTCGTCTCGGTTGAGGTGATCTTGATGGTCTTGGTGCCGTTCGGCGCCAAGATCGGCGCATCATCCGGGGCGGCATTGTTGCCCGGCAAGTTCCAGACGATCACACGCTTGTCGCGCGATCGGAACCTGTTGAATGCATCGATACCGTCATTTGGCGTGACGATGACGGGGATACCGTATGCGAAGTTTCCCAGACTGTTGTTGAGAACCATGTTCTCCACCCAGCCAAGCTGAGCGAAATTTCCCACGGCGTAGTAGCCGCCCTGACCGTGGTAGTATTCACCACTGTCGGTCCAGGCGACCATTTGTTGATTGTAGACGTTGCTGCCGCCGCCCTTCTTCGCCTTCACGTCAAACAACGGAACATTGTAGCGAAGCGTCGGGAACGCCGAGTTGCGAAAACCCCAGAGCGTTCCCTGCGCAACAGTGACAGACATGTAAGTGAACGTCGCGGCATTGCTCCCAGGCGGATAGTAGGTGACGCTGTTGCCCGCCTGGAACGTGTTCACGACCCAGATGTCACACAAGCTCGCTTGAATATCGAACTTGCTGTTGTAGAGGAACTTCCAGCGTTCACTATCCGGCGTCGAATAGGGATCGTCGGCGTTGTTCTTCATGATCTTCAGCGCACCGGCGCCGGTGGAGTCGTTGCCGATCCGGATCCTCGCCATCAGGTGAATACCTCGATACCGCCGTTGTTGAAATCCAACAGCAGCTTGCCGTTGACGCTCCGAGCGATGCCGGAGAAGTAGGCATCGCCGAAGTTGGCCGAGATGGCTGAAAGGCTGTTCACGCTGAGCTTATTGGCCGTGATCGCCCCGTCGACGATGAGCTCTGCGCCCGCAGCGCGGCGCATGACCGGCTTGGACCAATAGGTGGAGGTGCCCGTGCCGCCGGTGCGATCGGTCATGAGCATCATTTGGATGTACGTCCTGCCTGTGGGGACGGTTACACGGCCCTGCAACCGCACCCATTGATTTTTCAGGTTCGTAGACGCTGCGAAGAGCCACGCGGTGTTACCGCCATTGCCGTCAGTGATCATCGCTAGGATGTTTGCAGAACCGACGTCTGAGTTGTTGACCCAGACATCGAAGAAGTAAGCCTCTCCCGGCGAACATGCGATCCTTTGCGAAATGGCGCATTCACGGCCGAGGCTTTGCAGGACATAACCGGCAGCGTTGCCACCGTCCTCATTCGGATTGAAATAGAAAGCTTGCATGTAGGAGGTCCACCACGCCTCCAAAGTGCCACGCTGCCACCCGTTGTCGGCAATGTTGGAGAAATCCGTCAGCACAAGCTTGCTCGCCGAGATCGAGTTCGCCACGATATGCGAAGCGGTGACGCTGTTAGCAGCGATCTTGTCTGCGGTAACAGCGCTTGCGGCGATTTTTTCCGCCGTCACGGCGCCTGCGGCGATCGCGCCAGCGGTGACAGCGCTCGCGGCGATCTTTCCGGCGATGACGGCGCCCGTTCGGATGTAGTCAGCGCCAATTGTCGTAATGCCGCCAGGCTCCCAGGGCGAGAACTGCGCCTGGTTGGGGTACGCCTCGCCGAGATAAGGCCGAACCATGTGCATGAAGCTATTGACCTGCCCAGGAAGCGTCGGCGACTTGCGAACGTAGAACAGTGCTGTTGCGGCATTGGCCGGAGCAATGGCGAACAGGCCCGATTGCGTGTAATTCGAAAGCGGCTTGCCGTTGCCGCCCTGCACCTGAGCGTTGATCCAGCCGGTGCTGGCCTCGGAAATCCCTGCGCCATTGCTGTCATAAAAGGCGATGGCAACGAGATGTTGGCACCGGTGGGAACCCAGAAACGCATAAGCTTCGTAGCGTGAGCCGGCCTTCACTGGGACGCGGCGATCGCAGGACCATTGTTGAACTTCGTTGGCGGGGTTGCCATCGTGCTGCTCAAGCACGACCGTCATAGGCTGCCCGGTAAGCGCCCAGGTGTCGCCTTCGAGCCGGGTGGACGCCTGACGGTTCGCTATGCCGCCCTGGTTCCAATAAGACCAATCTTGAGTGCCGCCGTAGTTTTCGGTGTTCGGCAGCATGTTCTTGCCGGAACCGACCGACATGTGTTTTGCGTAGACAGCGCCGTCGACGATCAATTCGGCGGCCGAAGCCCGCCGCATGACTGGCTTGGACCAAAGCGTATATGTTCCCGTGCCCGCTACTCGGTCCGTTTGGAGGCAAAGAGCGATCCGCCCCTTGCCGGCCGGGACCGTCGCGATGCCTTGCAACTTGATCCACTGGTTCTTCACGTTCGTAGTTGCGACTGGATTTGCGGCGAAACCACCCGTTCCCGCCGCATCCCATGTGAACATGTAGAGATTCGCTGACGAGGCGTCGGTGTTGTAGACCCACGCCTCCACGTAATACTGTTCACCAGGCGTGCAGGCGATGTGGTTTGAGAAAGCTTGGTCTCGCCCGACGCTATGAATTCTCCATCCCGATGCATCTCCCGCGCCGGTGTCCAACACGAAACCCTGAAGGAAACTGGTCGTCCAGCCGTCGAGCGTGCCCGTCTGCCAACCGTTGTCCACGATGTTAGAGAAGTCCGTCAGGACCAGCGAACGCGCGGTGACGGAGTCGGCCGCAAGCGCCGTGGCCGTGATGGCGTTCGCCTGCAGTTTTGGCGTCGAGATCGCGTCGTTGGCGATCTTCGTCTCGGTGATGGCGAGATCGACGATCTTTGTGCCGGTGATGGCCGCGTCCGCGATCTTCGCGCCGGTCACGGCGGCATTGGCGATCTTGTTTGCCACAACGGAGTTGTCGGCAAGCCGCAGCGCGTCGATCGCACCCACCTGGATCTTCGCCGTCGTCACCGCCTCGGCCGCCAGCTTGAGGCTGGTGATGGCCTCATTCATGATCTTGTCGGCCGTCACGGCGGCGTCAGCGATTTTTGAAGCCGTGATCGAGTTGTCGAGCACGCTCAAATTGCCGGTCGGAGCGGCAGTCGTCACCCACGGCGTTTCCGTCCGGAATCGATCCGGGTTCGTCGTGATCGTCGCTTTCGCCCGGTACGCTTTGCCCGAGACCACATTGTCTGTCGTCAGCTTTAGCCCGCTCTCAGGGGCATTCGACACATCGCTAAAGGTCTGGGTGTCGCCCACGACCTGATAGGTGATGTTGACCGAGACGATGGTCGGATCTTCTGGTGGGGTCCAGGTGAAGCGCAGGCACGGAACCTGGCTGCCGCTCGCGCCGGCGATAACGCCGGTCGCGACACCGAAATTCTGGATAACCGACAACTGCGATGGATTGACCGGAGGTACTGGCGGAATGATCACCGGACCAGGCGCGATGTCGCCGTCGTCATAGATATCGGCGCCGGTCTCGGTAAGCACGAAAGTGAAGCGAAGATCGGCGTCGCAACGCCACTCCGAGACCATCCAGTCCTTGCCCTGGTAGGTGACCCATTCGCCTTCCATGACCTTTAGGCCGACGCGGCGGCTGACCGGCAACGTGACGGTACCGCCCTTGCGGTTCTGGCGATAACGGATGTTGAGCAAGTATTGCGCGATGTCAGCATCGTGCACCTGCAGGAAGTCGATCGACGTCTGACGCGGGCGTTTGTCCGCGGAGACGTCGGCATTGACGACGATCGGTTTCAGGCTCTCCGGGTTCCACATCGAATCGGGCGAGGTGAACTGTCCGGAGAGGTGGTTGAAAAGGTCGAAGGCCGACTTGCGTGGCTGGCGCGGTTTCGGCCGGTCACTCGGAATGTCGGCATCCATGATCGTCAGCACCGGGATCTGCGGCGCGCCGACAACGACGCCCGAGAGGCCGCGGCGGTTCAAGCCATAGCCTGCCATTGCGTCGTCAAACGCCGACAACGCTTCGGTGTGATCGGTCTCGGAATTGACCCAGAGCGAGCACTGGTAGATCGGCTTGCCCTTGCGCAGCGTCCGGCAATAGTTGATCGCGACGAAGTACGACGACAGATCCAGCTGGCCAAGCGACTTTCCCTCGCCGATCAGCGTGCGGCCAGAGAGCAAGCCCCTCAGGCCGAGCTGGTAATTGAGGCGATGGATCGCCGGGTTCAGCGTATGCACATGTGTCGACGGGTCGTTGAGCCGCTGCGGGCCATTCCCGCCGGCAACGGTCGAATCTTTCGTCGGGTCGTACTCGCGCAAGCCGCGAAGCATCCACTCAATGTCCGGCCGACCACGGCCAGCATCGCGGAAGAACTTCAGGTGATAGTAGCGGTAAACCACAACATAGCAGACGCCACGCAGCCGGCTCGTCGCCTTCCACGTGTTGCCGAGCGCGGCGGTAGACGCGGCAAGCTCTGCATCGTGCACCTGGTCAGGGCGGCCGTCATAGAAGCGAATATCGATCGAACTGTTGCCATCGCCATCGATGAAGCCCTCGACGCCATAGCGGGCAGCCTCTCCACCAGCGAGGGCCATCGGCACGAGATTGTATTTCTCGCCGAACATGAACATGTAGGGCTCAAGGCCATCGCACCAGCCATTCGCGAGCGCGAAGACATCGGCGTTCATCTTGTTGCCCTTGCCCCACTTGGCATAGAAAAGCCGCTGACCGCGCGTCTTGCCGGTACCGAGCAGCGCACCGACCGGCACGTCGCCGCCAATTTGCAGCTCGCCCTGTACAGCTGTGAACTTCTGCTTCTTCTGCTGCGTCTGACCGAGCTTCGTCAGTCCAAGCTTCGCGCCGAATGCCAGCGCTCCGCCCACGAGATTGCCGATAATGGTCGAGCCGAACAGGGCGCCGAGCCCGGTCGTGATCAACGAGAAAATTGCCATGGTAGGGATTATCCGAGATGGAAAGTCGCGACGACGTCGGAAAGGCCGTGGTCACTACGGCCCCTCTCGGTTTTGGTGGTGAAGCGATTGCCGATGCAGACGCCGACATGCTCGGCGCCATCAGCAAGGCGTAGGATGACGAGGTCGAAATAGCGCGCCGAGGCAGCACCATCGGGATCTTGTCCGAGTTCCGCCGACCAGAAGTCGACGAGGCTGGAAAATCCGCGCCGGCGGAGCGCGAGATGCGCGCCCTTCAGCGTCTTGTAGGCGCCGCGATACTTCTCGACGATCGAGGTGCCATGCAGCGCGTCGGCCATGGCGCAGCCGAGGTGGAAGCAGTCGGCCGGGCCATAATCATAGGGGGTCGTCAGCTCACGCTCCAGCGTGGCCGATCCGATGCGAAACCGTTCCATGTTGCTATCTCGACACCTGTCCCCATTCCTCGGGGATCGTGCCGACCGTCGCGACATATTCGAAGCCGGTATCGGTCGCGTCGTTGTCGAACTGCTGCTCGGCCTTGCTGCGCTTGACCAGCGTTTGGCCGCGCGCGGATCGACCGGGCGGCTGCAGATCAATCGTCAACGTCAGAAGCCCCGAGCCCTTCGCGTCGAGCGCATCGTCGTTGTAGCTGATGCGATCGATCTCGTAGATGTTCGAGACAAGGATGCCCACAACCTCGTTGGTCGCGGGGACGCCGGCGAGGTGGGTGATGATGACCGGCGAGTTCGGATAGTCGTACTGCTCAATCTGGGCAACCGCATCCTCAGGGTCCGCAACCGGGATATTCGAGAACACGATCGTCCGCGTTGTTACCGCCACGCCGACGGAGCTATTGATGTCGCCCGCCTCAAGGTATCTGTTCGGCAGATACTTCAGGCCATTATAGGTGAACGGCCGGCCGCCACGATGATAGCCGACAGTCTTGCCAGGCAAATCGAAGCGGATCAGGTCGAGCGTCGCGAACTCGCCACTCTCGACGATCGCCTCGACTTCAGGAGAAAGGACGCTCATGAGAAGAACAGCTCCGTAGCTGTGAATTGGACGTTGTAGTTCGGCCAGGACTTCGGAAGGCTGTAGCTACCCTCGTCCATCTCCATGATGCAGGCCGGTTTCTCGAAATGGACGGCATTGCCTGCGGCAAAGGTCTGGGTATCGAGCGCGAAGCGAATGGCGAGCGTCACGACACCGGCTGCATTCGCGAAAGCTGGCGCCGTGATCCGATGCAGGGAGCGAACCAACGGTGCCTTTCGCACCTCGACATAGTCGCCAGCCGAAAGCTGGAAGCCAGCCGGCAGCCCGTTGACCACGATCGAGAGCGGGTTCGTGATCGATTGCAGCACTGCCGAGCCATCAAACGCGCCCCCGCCTGCCTTCACGCCGGAAAGCGGTGTATCGCCTTGGTACGCTATCGGCCGAGGCCTGTGCGGATCGTAGCCGGCGAACACTCCGCCATCGCTGGCGAGCATGTTGAAGGCGTCGAACGCCGCAGCCTCCGCCGCCGTCAGCTTTCCCGCGGCATAGGTCGCCACCCAAAACGGCGTGCCCCGAAGCAGCGTTTCGGTGCGCCGACCGAGCATGCGCGAAGTGCTACGGGTCCGGATCGGGTCAAAAGAAATCGATGGCCCATAGACCACATTCGGAAGTGCGATCAGATCCGGCATCAGTAGTCCCCGCCGTTCTGGTGGATGTTCTGGCGCGCCGCCTCGTTCCGCTTCATCAACTGCACGGTCTGCCCGCTCGCCTGTTGCAGGATCTTGGCAACCAGGTCCTCGCTCAGTTCTAGCTGGATAACGGTGCGATCGTCGGCTCCGCCTCCATTTCCGGCATCGCGAATCTTCGAAGGAGCGATAATCCTGCCGTGCTGCGACGGCGAGAAAAACTCCTCTTCGTACTCGTTGACCCGGTAAATTCGACCTGGCGAAACATCGCCGCCGCCGGCCCGCGCGCCGCCAGTGAGGAAGTCGCCGAGCGTCGAGTTCGGTACGAATTTCGGAGAGAAGAGCCCCTTTCCGCCGCCGCCGAACCCGCCAGAAAACGCTTCGAACAGCGAGCCGAAGAGCCCTTTGCCATTGGTGTGCACATTGATCAGTTCCGTCAGCAGAGCCGCGAGGGCTTCCTTGGCGTCGAAAGTGCCGTCGACAATGCGGGTAAGCTGGTCGTCGAGTGTGTCACCGACGCGCTGCGCCGCATCCCGCATCCGATCCTGCTGGTCGATCAACTCTTCCTCGGCGGCCATCTGCCGATACTTCTGGTCGATCAGCTTGGAAATTTCCTGCCCCTCTTTCGAGGCAAAGGTAACGCCCGCTTCACGCAGCGCGATCGTCCGCTCACGCTCGATATCAGTCAGCCCCATCACCGCGAGCTCGTCGCGCAGAGACTGGATGACATCGTCAATCGCCTTCTTTTCCTTTTCGGCCGCACTGGCCGCCTTCGATCGACCGCCTTTTTCCTTGCCGTCATCGGATGGGATTACAGGCGGAGTCCAGGTCTTTTCGGCGGTCCTGTTCATGCGATCAACACGGTCATTCAACGCGTCGACGATCTTCGCTTCCTCGGACTTTAGGTCTGCAATCTGCTTTTTGAGCCCATCAACCTGACCCGTGACACCAGCTGCGACGATGTTCTTGCTGTTTTCGAAGCCGAGGTTCTTGGCAACGTCAGAGAGCTTCTCCGTCTCAGCCGTCTGCTTCTCTTTCGTCTCAAGGATTTTGTTTTCCAGATCCAATACCTTCAGGCCTATCTCCGCCTGTCGGTTTCTGAGTGTGCTGCTCCTCTGGTTCTGATAGTCCCGAAAGCCGTCGATGAACTCGGCGAGGCTGTCGGCCGCGGAAACGACGGCCGACTTGAGCTTGACGCCCACTGTCGTGGCGATCAGGTTGAACTTCCGATCGACCTCGGCGGCCTTCTTGATCAACTGCTCGTCGAGTACCAACCCAAGGTCGTTTGCGGCCTTGATTTGGTCGCGGATCCCAGCCTCCCCAGCCTCAATAAGTTGCACGAACTGCTCGCCACCAGTTCCACCAAAGACCTCATCCAAGATGCGGATCTGCGCAGCCTTGTCGAACTGCTGCAGCTTTCCGATGATCTCGGTAAACAGGGCCGATGGGTCCTTGAGCTTTTTCTTAAGATCGTCGGCACTAAGGCCCAGGCGCTTAAACGCTTCAGCAGACGAACCGCTGCCGGTCGAAATGAACTCATCGGCCCTCAGGTTAAGTTCCTTGATACCATCCGTCAGGGCATCAACACCGACCCGGTTTTGCTCGGCGACAAACTTCAACTCCTGGAATGACTTGACGTCCAAGCCGGCCCTCCGCGCCTCATCCCCCACGGCGGCAATCGCGCTAGCCGCATCGCGAACGACGGCCACAGTACTGGCGGAAACAATCCCGGCCACGATACCTGCCGCACCACCAGCGAGGCCCTTGATCCGATCGAAGGACGCGAGCACATCTGTGGCTGTCGACTTGGTCATCGCCCGAATGCGGGCAAGAGAAGCCTCGAAGCCTTTCGAGTCTCCTGAAATAGTGACGGGGATATCAGGGCGGCTCATTTGCGGATCTCGATTTACGGAAACTGATCGCCACCCACCACAGGGGAGAACGGCACACTTGTGATTGACTTCCACGCCTTCTGTGAGAGTCTCGCGACGCCGAGCGCTATTGCTCGTTCAAGTCGCATCCGGAGGAAGCCATGGCCGTGTTCATCCTGCTGTTGGGATTGCTGCAGATGTTCGGAGGCGTGATCGTCGCATTCCTCGCCAAATCGGCAATGCACGAGATACTTGGCGCCACGGCTTTCGGCCTGGGCGTCGTCAGCGTTGCGCTCGCGATCATCATCGCCAAGATCGATGATTTTGCGAAGTCTCGCTAACTTCCCCCAATTGTCTGCGCCTTCGGGTTCGTCTTGAGCGACGGTCGCACCCCATAGGCCGCTGCGGCGCGGCGAACCGCTTCGCGAGAGATAAACGGAGCGCCGCTGAGTTTTCCGGAAAGCCCCTCCAGAGCCATCTCAAATTCGGCCGCCGTCGCCTTCCAGAAAACTTCCGGCGACCAGCCGAAAAGCTTCGGAGAAGTGGCGACGCGAAACGCCGTTTTGAGTTGGTCAGCAATCAGGAGGGGCTGACGGGCTTTCCCAAGACGGCATCCGAAGCGATATCGGTTGCCGTCTGTTCATCTCGGCGAATGCGCCCGGCCTCGATATGTCCTGCAAGTGCAGTCTCGACCGCATCGCGCCAGTTCACCTGGTCGGCGATAGAGATGTTGCTGTCGTCGAGGATCTTGGCCACGAGCGCGTCGAGCTGGTCGGCATCATCGACGACGATCAGGCAGCGAACGGCGCAGGCGACGGCCTTCGGCTCGAAGCCGAGCAGTCGGGCATAGATCTCGTCAATCGTCTTGGCACCCAGCGCCTGCGACAGTCGCGCAAGTCCCGAGAAGGTGACGGCGATACGGAAGTCGATGGCGCCGATTTTTACCGGCGCCTCGCCACGGATGGGGTTAGCGTGTTCCACCATCGCCTCCGTCAAACGGCCGGAACGAAGGTGATCACGCCCGTCATCGCTCCGCGGATGTCCGCCTGCAATTCGTTCGTCTTGTCACCGGAGAAGGTGCCTGACATCAGCGCATCGCCCTCGAAAGTGCCGACGCCGGGAACTGTGATCTGCCACTCGCGGACCACCTGGTTCACGATGTCGGCCGCAACCGACTTCATGGTCGCAGTGTTCACGAACGCGCCCTGACCGTTGAAGCGGATCGACTGGGTGCCATGCATCAAAGCCAAAACCAACTTGCTGCCAGGCGCGGCACAATTCGGCTTGGTAATGTCGATTTCTTCGTTGTTGATTTCGAGCGAGCGAGACTCGACGATGCAGGCAAGCTCGAAGTTGCCCGTATCATTCGCACGGGCAAAGGTAAGTTCGCGGCCGAGAGCCATGGCGATGTCCTCTGGTTAGGTGAAGCGGTAGCGCTAGAGCGCAGTCTGCTGGGGATCGGCTGCAAGCGTCTTGTAGGCGATCCGGTAGTTGATGGAGCCGGCGCAGAGAGAGGTGCCGGTTTGCGAATTCACGTAGTGCCGCTCGTTTTCGAGCAGTGCCTCGATCACGAGACCATCGAGCTTTATGGCAGCACCCATGGCACTTTCGACCTCGACGCAGATATCGTCGAACTCAAGCTCCGGATCATCGTCGCGAAGATGCACGACGATCGAAAGCGGCAAACGGCGATCGTAGCCATCCTCGCCATTCGGTCCCGAAAACGGTCGAAGGTCGGCGATCTCGTTACTGTCCGACCAGGTGAGCGTCAGCGCCGGCAACGCCTCCTGTTTGATCGCGCCCTTGCGACCACGAACGACCTTGTCGGGATCGGAGAAGCGCGGAATGGCGACCAGCCGCGCCTTCACCGCGTCGAAGATCTGGGTGCGGAGGTGCGCCATATCAGACGATCGCCTTCCCGAGATCGCGAAGCGCCTGACCGAGGATCTCGACCGAATAGCCGAGCGCCACAATCTGCTCCCGCGTCTTCTTCTGGTCGGCGAGCCGGCCGACGTCCGAGCGGATCGCCGAACGCAGACGGGACGGCAACTGCTGCCACGGCCGCTGCGTCATACCGCCGACGGCCTTGCGAGCCGCTTCCTTTTTCGCGCCTTCCTCGGTGGCGAATAGCGCCTGGCAGATCTCTTCGGCCGGGTCGACCTTCGCGGCCGCCGGCGCATCCTGTTCCTGTTTCATGTCAGATGTCTCCTGAAAGCGAGAGCTTGAGCATGGCCCGGGCGTCGTCGCTCACATTGATGATGGGATAGGTCACGCCGTCTATCGTGACCGTGTCGCGCTTACTTTCGAGACCCGGCACGTCGGTCGCGGCAACAGCGAGCAAATGCGTCGTTCCCTCGACCGCCTGGTCGACCTCTTCCATAAGTTCGACATCGCGCCAAACGCGGAGGATGCCCCGAACAGCCTTCGGACTGACGACGCCGGCGATGGTGAACATGGCATCGACGTTGCCGAAGGCCTTCGCGAACTTCGGCCCCATGCGGGCGAAGATTTCGGGGCGCCGCGTCATTTCGATTTCAGCTTGTCGACTTCGGCCTGCAGCAGCTTGACCTGGTCGGCGAGCACCGTCTGATCCGTTCCCGCCTGATCAAGCTCGGCTTCGAGATCTTCGTTCTTCTTCGACAGAACCTTGGTGTTTTCGAGAGCCGTGTCGCGCTCCGCGGTCAGGGTGTCGACCTTGCCCAGTAACTGATCACGCTCGTTGGTCAGTGCTTCGAATTCTTCGCGGATCCGCGCAAGGTCGGCACTCGAAGGGGCCGCGCCTTCCTTGACCGATGGGCCGCCGGTGTAATCGCCGAACGCATCGCGAAAGTTCTTGACCTCCTCTTCCGAGAGACCTCCCGCGCCAACGGGAACCGGGTCGCCGGCCTTGTAGACCTTCTTGCCGAGGGTGATGGTCACATTGAACTGCTCAGTTTTCTTGCTCATCGGAGCCTCCTGTTTACCGACTGCGGTCTCCGCCGCTTGAGAGCGACGGAGCCGAGGCTAGGCATGGGGTTACGTGGGGTAGGTCAGCGCACCAGCGCGAAAAGGCTGGCGTCAGGTTCTGGGGCAACCGGGAGCGGTGCGGCCTGCGTCTGCACGATCGTGCGAGACGGATTCCTTTCGCGCCACATGTCGGGGAAGCGTTCCATCGCCTGCAGCACGTCGTTGTCAAGGATCGCGCCGTACGCGAAGTGGCCCTGAAAGCCGTAAGGATCGAAGATCGCCACACCCATCGACGGCCAGAAGTTCTGTTTCACGCCGCCAACGGTGTAGGGCTGCGAATACTGGATGAACGTCAGTTCGCCGATCGTGCCAAGCACCGTGTAGTACTTGTTCTCGGCGCCGGTCGAGACCGGCCCAAGCTGCATGATGCCGCCGTCCTGACGCCGGTTGTCGAGCATCTCCTGGAAACGAGGCGATTTCTTCAGGAGCCCGGCGGCGCCCGGTCCCAACAGGACCTCGCGGGCAGTAAAGCCGCTGGTGTCGCCCAGTAGCTGCGTCCATGCATCAATGCTATCCATCGGATCGACACCTGCCTCACCCCAGCGCGCGGCGCCGGCAAGCGCGATGGTCAACGCAGCATCGCGCCCGAATGTCACCGTCTGCGTCGGATAGTCTTCGCCCTGCACGATCACCTGACCGGTGCGCAGAACCTGCGAGCACATGAACTCTTCGCGGCGAGTAATCCGCTGGTCCTGGTCATCGATGATGGTCGCGAGATTGTAGGCGTAGCGATTGGCAGGCGTATCCCGACCGCCGATCGGTTCGCCCGGAATGCGGATCATGTTGCCGCGGGGACGAAGCGTGTTCTGCGGCTTCACGTATGCCGGGGTAAAGCTGGTCGCCTTGAAGCCGCGATTGGCAGAGTCCTTGCCCGGAACATCCGGATGTACGAACGGAGCGAGCTCGCGATCGGGAAGGATGCGGTCAAAAACGATCTCTTCCATGTCGGAAAGCACGGTCGTCGAGAAATAGCGATCGCGCAGGAAGGCTTCCGGTCGGTCGCGGGGCGGCAGAACCTGAATGAGTTCCGCGGTATTGAGGAGGATATCCATCTGTCAGTTGCCCTTTCGGTTAGGCCGTTACTTCAGGACGCGAACGTAGAGGGGCGAGCCTTCCTTGCGGAAAGCGGCTTCCACGGTCGCGGCTGTATGACCGGCACCAAGGATGAGTTTCGTGGAATCGAAGGCGCCGCCGGCGTAGGCAGCGGCTACGACGTCAGCGGCGGATGCGTCGCAGTCGGTCGCGAGCACGAGGCCCGGCGTCTGCGAACCATCGGCGGCGGCCGAGGCGGACAAGGTGTACTTGTCCGAAGCGGTGATGTTGCCGATCACGGCGCCGCGCTTCAGGTTCTGACCGCTGGCGATGGTGATGTTGCGGGTGACGACCGGCACGTCGGAGACGAGCAGGTCGTTCGGGGCGAAGGTTGCTTCAGCCATGGTCAGGCTCCTCTGCGGTTACGGCCATGCATGGCCTGGATGGTGTTTCGAACACCGGCGACAACCGCCTGGCGCTCGCTCGACTTGCCGCCACCCGGCGTTCCCGCTCCGAGCTTCGGGCTCTTGCCGGCCATGCGACTGCCGAGCTGACCGCCCCCGCCGCCCATAGCTGACAGCAATGCGCCAGCGTCCTTGGCGGAATAGAACTTCGATCCGAAGGCCAGTTCAGCGGCGAGCCCCGGATTGGCATCGGCTTTCGGATGGGAAAGGATCGAGCGGATCCGCCCCTGCTCGGCGCGGCGGATCGCACTGGCAGAAGTGGTCTTGCCGTCGTCCGCCTCGTCCTCCTCGGTTTCGGCAGAGGTGTCTTCTTCCTCGGTCTCAGCCTCGGGGTCCGTCACGTCGTCTTCGGCAGAGGTTTCATCCTCGGTGCCTTCGGCGGTTTCTTCGTCTTCGAGTTCTTCCGGCCGCTCTTCTTCCAGCCGGGAGCCCTTTTTGCCGCTAATGGCGGCGAGCACGCTCCGCGTGAGCGCGCTGGTGCGCGTCAAGTTCGACATCGTCGTCTCCGTATGATGGTGGGTTAGCCGGCTGTCCGGCTCAGTTCCGCTTCGAAGGCCGCAAGGACCTGCGAAGGACGTGCAACCGCGTCGGCGAGGCCGGCATCAACCGCCTTCTGTCCGCGATAGACCCGCGCCTCGGTGGCGAGAGCGGATTGCTGGGTGAGGCGGCCGGCGCGGAAGCGCGCAACGGTCGCCGCAAATTCAACGCGAAGCTCTTCGAGCTCGGCGAGTTCCTGTTTCAAGACATCTTCGGGGATGGCCTGATAGGGATTGAAGTCGGCCTTGTGTGCGCCAGCCGAAAGGATCGTGACGTTCAGCCCCTCTTTCGCCAGCCAGGCGCTCATGTCGACATGCATGGAAATGACACCGATCGAACCGCAGATCCCGGTCTGGGGAATGACGACCTGTCGGGCCGGCGATGCACACAAATAACCGGCGGAGCAAGCGTGGTCGGTGAGCACCGCGATCGTCGGCTTCATCTGCGAAAGCTCGAAGATCTGCTCGGCGCAGTCGAAGGCGCCAGTCACCTCGCCGCCAAAGCTGTCAACCTCAAGCACCACTGCCTTGACGTCGGCGCTCTCCATGCAATCGCGCACCTGAAGCGAAATCGCTTCATAGCTCGTCATCCCGCACGACTGGCCGATCCACTTGCCCTTGTTGACCAGAGAGCCCTCGATCTCGATCAGTGCAATGCCACGCTCGGACAACATCTTGGGACCTTTGTAGACGTCGTCCCCCCAATAGTCCTTCGCGTCCCGCAGCTTCTCGCCAATCAGGCCCATCTCCTCGCCACCGGCCACATGCGCGGCAACATCGGGCGCACCGAGGACCCGCGGCCCGAAGGCGCGCGCGATGATGTCGCCCTTTGCCGGATGCAGCATCAGCGGCGTACCGAACATACGGCTGGCGATTTCAGGATAGTTCCTCATGCCGGTTTCCTTCTGGCAATCGCAGGGATGCCGACCGGGTGCCGGCGGGCAGACTTGCGGCCGTTGACCTCCTCCTCGGTATCCTCGCCGGGTTCGCGATCATCAGCCGGGTTCACGCGCGGACGCGCCGAGACATCGGCAGGCCCCATGGGCAAGCCCAGTTTTTCATAGAAGCTGCGCTCACGTGCCCGCTGCAGCGCGTCCATTTTCCAGTCCCGGCCCTGCTCTGCCGACTCCTGCTGGAGCGTCGTCAGGTTGTTTTCGATGCGCTCGCCGGCAGCCTGCGCTTCGCGCAACGGATCAATCCAGCCACGGCCGGGACCGATCCAGTCCGCGTGGCACCACGCCGCCGGGTTCTGGTCGAACGGCACGGCGTCGGCGGGAAGTTCGATCAGGCCCTTGTCGAAGACCTCCTCAAGGAACGCACGATAGATCGGAGCCATGAACTGGGCTGCAAAACCACCCTTCTTCGCCGTCAGTCCGCGCCAGATTTCGAGCAGGGCCGCGCGTGCCGACGAGTAATTGACGTTGCTCCAGTCCATCGTCAGCTGTTCGTAGGTGATGCCGATCGCGCTCGCGACCTTGCGCAGCGCAGCATTGACGAAGGCCTCAAAGTTCGCATTCGGATGCTCGGGCTTTGTCAGGGTCGCTTTTTCCCCCGGCTGCAGCATGTTGATGCGAACGCCGGGAAGGTCGATTGGCGCGGCGCTGTAGTAAGCCTTCTGCGCGTCTGACATCTCGCCGTAGACGCTCGCGACTTTCTGGGCCGACACGTCTTCACCCATGGCATCGAGAAACTCTTCCGGATCGAAGGGCGTCTCGATGAAGGCGGCCATGACTGCGTTCAATGCCGCCGCCTGGCTCTCGAAGTCCTCATAATCGGTCGACTGTTTGATCGAGCGGATGATGGGCGCCCAGTCCGAAACGCCGCGCGTCATGCCGGCGCGCTTCTGTTCGAAAGCATGAACGACGATCGGTCGTCCCCATTCGGTTTCCCGCTCGACATACTCCCATTGCCACAGACCGGTATTGCCGGCGAAGACTTCGCCGGGATGCGACTTGCGGAAATGATAACCCTGAGGAGCGCCGTAACCGTTGATCACAACCCCATCGCGCAGAAATTCGTCATCCATACGCCCGTTCGGGTTTGAGCACCGTGCCGGGTCGACGACATGAACAGCGGTCTGGAACAACGGGGCGTTGTCGTGCCAGACGATGACGCCCATCGCCTCACCTTCAGGGCCGAATCGCTGACGGGCGGCAAGGCCGAGAATGCCGGCCATCGTTTTCGTCCGCTCGGCATCGCACCACTTGTCGACGTCCTGCGTGTAGTCGCGCCACAAGGCCTCGATCCTGTCGGAGATCGCGTCGGCTTGTTCGAACGTCATGTTGAGCGAGACATGGTTCGGCCTGGCGGCAAGCGTCCAGCCGGAACCGATGATGTTGTCGACCAGGCGCGAGGTGCCGGCGGCACCCCAGCCGTCATTGCGGGCGACGTCGTTGAGCCGATCGACCAGGTCGACACGGTTCCACGACAACGCCGACTGGCCCGACCAGGTGCCCGGCCGCCATTTGGCGAGCGACGGATGATCGCTGGCGGCACCCTGATAGGCGGTCGATGCCATCATCCGGTTCTTCGTCATCTGCATACGCGCCGCCGCGCGCATGGCATCGGGCAACGGCTTGTCATCCGGCCCGTAGATCGCGACATCGCTCATCCGAAGATCACCCCACGGCTACGGGCCCGGCCCATTCGACGCTGGCCCAGCTGCGCCTCAAGACTGCGCACATATTGGCGCAGATTCCCGACATTGGCGGCGGCATAGGTAATCGCCTCGCCGTTGTAGTTCAGGCTGACTTCCGCGCGGCCGATCTCCAGTTGGTGGAGTGCCTCGCGCGCTTCTGCGAGCCGCGCCTGCAGCACGGAGCGTTCCTGTTCGGTCAGAGCCATCAGAGATCCTAGCGATTGTTGCGCTGGCGTGCCCGCTCGGCACGCGCAAGTGCGGCGGCGAGCCGCGACGATGCGTCGGTTGCCGTCGTTTCGGGCGGCGTTTCCGTTTTCACCTCAACCCGGTTGAGATGGTCTTCGAGGTCACCTTGCTGCGGCGCTTCGATCCGGCCGAGGCGGTCGGCTATTGCGTCCCACTCTTCGTCCGTCCAGTACGGCACGCCCCAGCGATAGGCACCGGCAAGACTCTGGTTGAGCATGTCGATGATTTCGTTGCGGCGACCGTCGAGCAGCTTCCAGACATAACGGGTGTGGCCGCTACGGGTCTTTTCCGGCACGCGCGCCTCCGAGGTCGCCTGCTGGTAGAAGTCGTCGCCAAACCCTCTGGCAAAGCGGATGTAGCCTGCCCGTTCCGGATCGCTTTTCTTGTAGTCGCGATAGAGCCGCAGCTTGAAGGCCGAGGCATTGAACGTGAAGAAGCGCGACGACCACTTCTGCTTTTTCGGCTTGCCGCGCTTGTCGTACTCTTTCGTCTGCACGATCGGCGGCGCGGCCTCGGTGTTGCCACCGCGAACCATGATGACGCGAGATTTCGGGTGCTTACGAACCCAGTTCCAGACGTCGTCGGTGTACGCGTTACCGTCGATTGCCAGACGATCGGCGGCGCGCTTCCGGCCAAGCTCATCGAGCCATTGACGCTGCAACAAGTTGTCCAGAGCTGCCCGCACCTCTGGTTCGGAAATGTGCCCCGAGTGTTCCTTGAACCCAGGCAGATGACTGCCGGCGCGGTTGTCGATTACGCCGTGGTCGATGACGGCGCGATAGCGGTTGCGTCCATAACCGACGAGGAGCCATTCGACGCGGTCGCCCTGGACGTCGAGACCGAGCACCAACGCCAGCGCTTCCGCCGGAATAACGCCGCGGCGGAAACCTTGCTCCTCGCCGCGGTCGCGTAGAACTTCCCAATCGACCGCCTTGTTGTCGGCCTCATAGGCAAGACCGAGCCAGTCGTTGAAGAAGGTCTGCTCGGCTCCGGAGCCATTGTCCCGCTTCTCCGGTCCACCGGCCTGAAGCGAGAGCCATTCGCGCGCCAGGTTCTCCCAGCGTTCGAAAGGCGAATACGCCATCCATATCCGGAACGACCGATGTCGGCGCGCCCGTTCGGGATACTTGGCGACCCACTTCGCGCCGTTTTCCGGCCGCACCATCCATTCACGGTGATGCTCGTGGATCTCGCAACCGCAACCGATGCAAACGAAGTGCGCGTTTTCCGGATGCTCGGGATCGATGTGATCCCGCATGTTTTCCCAACGCAGCTCCTGCAACTCGCTGCAGTGCGGGCAAGGAACGTGATAGCTCTCCTGCGTCCCCTCGCGATAGTTCGCCGTGATCTTGCATCCGGGCTCGACCATCGGCGTCGAGATCTTGAAGACCTTGGCATTGAAGAAGGCCTTGCTGCGACTGTCCGCCTGGACTTCCGGGTCGCCCGCCTCGTTCATCTGCCACTTGGCAAGGTCGTCTTGGACCTGCTTTCGCGGCGAGATCATCGACAGGCCTGCCGGCGAGTTGGCGCCGGCCGCCTGGATGGCGCCGCGTCCGTCGATGCGCTCCTTGTAGAGCACCGAGTTGCTGGCATCGCGGCTGTTCTGCGAGAACAGTTTGGCGACGGCCGGCATCTCGCGCACCAGCGGCATCAGCTTCGTCTTCGACCAGCGCCCCGCGTTCTCCTCTGTCGGGTGGACGTAGAGGAAATCGCCGGGCGCCATATCAAGCGAGCCGAGCGTGAAGATGTTGGCACAGATGGTGCCGCCGATCTGTGCCGATTTCGCCAGGCTGACGATGTTGCACGGGTCCTCGGGCGACAACGCCCGAAGGATCTCCGAAAAGAACGGGACTAGGTCTTCGTTGTACGGCCCCGGATGGTCCGTGATGCGCTCCGAGAACACGATGTTCCGCTTGGCCCAGTCGAGATAGTCGACTGACGGCGGCGGCTCGCAGATCTCGGCCAGGACCGAATAGATCATCCGCTCCGGATTGAACAACATCGTCACGGCTGTTGGTCCTCGACGTGTTCAGCCTGCCCCGCAGCGGTGCTGGCAAAGTCCTTCGCAGCCTTTGCCCGTGTTTCGCGGAACGACTTGAGCAACGCATGCATGACGTCGTGCATCGGAACATCGAACTGGGCAGCCATCGCCTTCGCCATGGCCGGAATACCAAGTTCCATCACCTTGAAGGCCTCGGTGACGGCTTTGACCGTCTGACGCCTGGCATCGTCGGCAAGCATGTACCGCCCAATTTCAAGCGCTTCCTCACGCTCCAGCTGGGCTGTCTTGATCTGCTGCTGCCTGAGACGCTCGGCCGCCAACTTGTCGGCAACGTCGTCCCGGACAATCAGGTCCGCTTCGTCTGGATCCGAGGTAACCGGCACCGAGGCCGGTCGCGCCGCGCGCCCACCGAGGTTCAGCGCTGGCTGGCGGGTTGGCATGTTCAACGATGCCTGCCCGTTGGCACCAAAGCGCTGGGAAGGCTCAAGCGTTTTCTGCAACTGGGACTGGGCGATGGCCGGCCTGATCTTCGCCGCCCTACCTTCGCCTTCAAGTGCATCGCCGTAGATCTTGCCTTCGGCGATGTACTGCGAGATCCGGCCAGCGCTCACGCCGATGTGTGCGGCGAAGGCACCCTTCGTCATCGTGTCAGCGGACAGGCTCATTTTAGCTTTCGACTTTAGCCAAGCTCTTTAGTTTAGGCTCTGACTTTAGGCTTCAAAAAGTCGCTCAGACTAGGCAACCACCGCGGTGCCAAATACCCGTAGGTCGGGTTTTCTCAGGAAGGACCCGCATTCCTGTCCCGCCCGACTAGCGCAGCCTCGCAGGTTCGCTAATGTCCCGACGCGCGTTATCGATTCATGAGGCAATGGAGACACTATGGGCGAGTTGCTTGATAGGCATTTTCAACACCAAGTTTTGCAAACTCTGGCGGGCGGATACCCCGAACGCATGAACATTGAGGAATCATTCGGCGAAGAATGGGGCAGCCGCCTAAAGGTGAACATGCACTATCTTCAAGAGCACGGCTTGCTCGAACTGCATCACCCCAACCCCAAGGGATACGGAGACCCGAGGGACGCATCCATAACCGCCAGTGGTCTAGATTTCCTCGCGGGCGACGGTGGACTAACTGCGATTCTTGGAGTGGTCACAATCAAGCTTCACGAAGATTCGATTAAGCGAGTGCTTGCGGACAAGCTGATCGCATCAGACGCAGATGATAGCGTAAAAGAAAAACTGCTTTCCCAACTTCAGGCACTCCCTGCTGAGGCGACAAAAGAGACGATGATGGCGGGACTCAAAGCAGGGCTTGATAGCATCCCCGATTTCGTCGTTTGGCTTTCCAATTGGATCAGCTAGTCAGTGGGCCGTTCGAACCGCCCGCTCGAATGCAACTGCGAAGTGATCGTGAATGTTCGCGGCCACATAGCGCTCGACGACCTCGCGAAGGTGGAGGCGGATGCGATACGTGCTTTGCGACACGAACAGGATGACTGGGAAGATCGCCTGCGTGGTCGGGTCTCGCTGCCATACACCCGGAAACAGATGGCTCGGGCGCGTCGCAGCGAAGAACCGCGCGTTCTTGTAGTTCTTGTTCCGCTTCGCCGACTTGTCGGAGCGGACGCGGGTAGCACCGGCACCTCGATAGTCGATCTGCAAGTCAGCCATGACACGGTTCAGAAAACCTTGCGTCATGTTGCCATACCGATCGAGAGGCGCACGCTTGGCAGGAACGGCCACCTCGTTACGCTTCATCAGTCCCCGATCGATAAGCTGCCGCTCGAACGCCTTATGCGTGCGCATCCAGCCTTCGATCTGTGGTCCGAGGAACGCCGTTGCTGGCAACCCGCCCTTGGTTCGATCACCCGTCACCACGACGGCAGCCTGCAGGTTCTGCCTGGTTGCTCGATCATAGACGACCCCGCGCTTTGCATAGGGCGTAGGCCGATCGAACACGCGATCCATCTCGCGCTGCACTTCGAGCCGCCCGCCCTTCGCCGTCTCGTTCAGCGTCAGCATGATCGCGTACGGCAACTGCTTGCGCTCGATATCGCGCAAGGACCGATCAAAGCCCGACAGATCGAATTTGATGTGGGCGTCGATCATCGGCGAAGACCAGCGAGAAACTCATAACCCTTAAAACGAAAAAGGCGACCTTTCGGCCGCCTATCATCTGGTCATAGCAGTAGCACTCGCCCTGACTCGGTGCCTCGCTTCGGAGGCTGTGAGGGCGTGGGGCCGGTGCGTTGGTTCCCTGAGGCTTTCGCCTGCTCTGCCCTAACACCTGGCTAGGGGATCGGAGGGTAACGTCATCCGGCTCGTCCGTGGCAGATGACTCTCACAGCTTCTTGAGAAACGCAAGAGGCATGCTTTCAATGTCGAACGGCGTGCTGTGCCCTTCTTGCCCGACATTGATACGGACACTTGCCCTTGCCTCTCTGCTCCACCTCACGGCCGTCACGACACACCGGAAACCTGCGAAGGGACCGAAGACGATATCCGCCAGTGTGCCCTGTCCAATCGATTTGTCAGTCGCCACGCGCGGCGCTTGGAGTCCATCTGACAGTGCTTTGAAAACAGCCACATCGTTATCACTGACCACGTGGTAATACGCGTCGCAGCCTACGATATTGATGACATTTTTCTGATGGCGAAGCGCCAAGAACGCCTCAGCAGAACCGACCACACGAACGAGCAGATAGCTCGCCAAACGCGGAATCTCGGTCTCTATTTTCTTGCCGCGACGTATGGAAACGATCTTTTCACGCGGCACAAAGACCTCAACGTTGGCCGCCGTCAGTGCGTTTTCCACATCGAATTCTTTTCCGCGCACGACGTGCAGGCAGTACCAGCGGGCGTTTTCGGGGTTCATTTCGGTCACTTTCATTGAGGCTGCCTTCAAATTCATTGCTGTGATTCGCCGCATTCGGTCCATGAAACCGTCTCGCGATGCGGTTGCGATCGGCTGACCCTTCAATCCCCTATGCTGCATCATGGTCGCCCTTGCTCCTTGCCGTGAGATAGTCGGAAATCTGTTCGCGGTATCGATCGACCGCCGACGCAACGGCGCGGTCGAGATCCTCGTCGGGGTCGAGCGCCGGGAAGTAGACCCAGTCAGGCAAGCGCCCGTCGAAGAACGGCCAGCCACGGCGCTTGTGTTCGCGACGCCAAGCCTCCATGTGGTCGGAATCTCGGTGCACCTGTTCAAAGCCCTTGGCGGGCTCCTCGATCGCGAGCTGGCATACCCAGCCCTGCCGATCTCTGGCCCGCTCGTGCATCGTGTTCACGGTCGGCCAGCCGCCGCGCATGCGCTTCTCAGCCATCACGTCGGCGAGGGTCGTCTTGCCGTGATCGATCTGGAGCTTGTCGAAAGCTGTCGGCCCGGCAATGGAGCCGGTCGGAGGGCACAGCAACTCGGCAATGCGTGTCGCATTCCAGAGCTTGCCGTAAGGGTTAGCCATGACACTGGTCGGCTTTTCGGCCTCTTTCGCCGAGGGCACGGCCTGCCACAGCTTCTCACTAAAATAGGTCGACGGCGCCGGCACGTGGGATTTCTTCTGCGCCTTGAGCAACGCCAACCAACGCGGGAAGCGCTCGGCAGCCTCGTGACGCTCGTCGGCCGTGAGCAGGTACCAGGCGCGACGAGCCGGCTCTTTCGGCATGCCGGCGAAACCCGGCCAATCCTTCACCAACGCCCAGAAGGCCCTGTCGATGGCCGCTGCGCTTTCCGTGGGGCTTTCCTGCCCTTCCGCCTCGCGCACGCCCTCTCTCAGATTCTTACAATCAGTATTTGCTGAATCTAAGTTATTACTATGTGCCGACTTTACCGGCGACGGCGAAACCGGCGACGGCATCACCGGCGCCGGCATTTCAGTCTGCGGTAGAAATGCAACACTCTCGCCGGAAGCCATATTTTCCAGCACGTTGCGCGGCTCGTCGAAGATCACCAAAACCGACGACCCGAACTTGCCGTCGTCGCGCTGCTGCTCGCGCTCTGCATAGCCGCACTCGACCAACTCGGCGATCATCTTGCGGGCCTTGTCGCGTCCGCAACCACCCTTGTTGGTGATATCGCGCAGCACCACCGTCCAGTTATCCGGCTTGGAAAGCAGGTAACTTAGCAGCCAACGCGCCTCCATGGAGAGACGCGCATCTTCAAATACGTGGTTCGGTATCGCCGCATAGCGCGCATTTCGCACGCCGCGCCGGATGGTTGCCTCTTGGCTCACTCCACCGCCTCCAATTCCAATGCAATTCGCTGATGTTGAGAAATCCGCGTCGGCGCCGTCACTGGCCACCGCCTTCCGGCGCCAACTGCGCCGCGCACAGAAACGCCTTGAAGCGGATCTCGACTTGCCGGGTCGCGGCGGCTTTCGACGGCTCCGAGCCAGAAACCTTGCTGCCGCTTTCGGTCAACCAGATACGCCAGCGCCATACCTTGGCGCGCCGGGCCGGAGGATAGATCGCACCCACATGGACGCGACCGCACATCAGCGCAATTCGGTAACCTTCATCCGACCAGATCATGCCGCAGCCCTCCGCACCGCGAGGTGACTGCAATTGGCGGCGACCAGGGCGCGCGCGACGGGAGGGCATACGCTGTTGCCAACGCATGAAACTTGCACCGACTTCGAAAAGTCGCGCCAAATCGGCCCCATGCCATCGAGCTGATAATCCCAAGCCCCGTCGATGACGTAATCAGGCGGAAAGCCTTGCGCGTTGTAGAGTTCGCGCGGCGTCAACATGCGCATGCCGATATCGACAACGACAAAGGTCACGGCATCGACCTCAATCGTCACGAACTCTCGATCATCCCAGAGGCCATGCGCCCGCATGAATGCGGCAACCTGACGGGCACGGACCGCCTGCGCCTCAGTAAAGGGCGGCACGTCAACAACCGCCTCGACCAGACCGTGACGAGCCTTGACGGTTGCCGTGCGCATAGCCTCGTCGGCTCGCGCGCCCTCGCCCGTTCCGTAGTAGGATTGCAGATACGGCATAACCAGTTGGCTCTTGCCCTGCCCTTCCGTTGTGATGGTGCCCGCCGCCCGCTGGACGCTATGACAGGTCCCGGTCCCGAACTGACGGGCGACGTAAGCCGACACAAGTTGTTGCTGGCTGTCCGACTGAGTGATCGTCGATGCAGCTGTGTCCAATGGGCGGCCGGTATGAACACCGCCGGCGAACTTGCCATTGTTGTACTGCGCCATGAACCCGCAGATGACCGCGTTCTGATCTTTATCGCTCGCAGTGATCGTATGCGCCTGCCCTTCGACCGAGCGCACCGCACCACCCTGCTGCGCATAGGTCAGCACCGGCGCAATAAGCGCATGCTTCGCCCCGCCAGCCACAACCGTTCCGAGCGCCTGATCCACGCTCATGCAGCGCGGCAACTGCCCGACCCGCTCGCCGTATCCCGTTTGTACGAGAAAGGGCCGATGCGCACGGATCACGAACCGGTCCATCCCACGAGCGATACGGGCGTGTGAGTTGTCGGCCAGCGGGCGCTGCGCCCGTAGCTGATACTTGCTCCAAATCTCGTCGGCCGTGTCAAAGATCGATGGGCAAGGAAGGCTCCAGTCGATGCAGTCGGCAACAATCGGCCAAGGCTGCTTGCGTCCGGCGATCACGTCCGGATCGTCCGGCGAACCATGCGTCGGCTCAGGCCAGACGATCTTTTTTCCGTCGAAGCGCATAATGATGAACAGCCGCTTGCGGATCGTCGCCGCGCCATAGTCGCGGCCTCTCAACTCGCGGCTTTCCATCCTCGCGCCGCGACGGCGCAGCTTGCGGCACCATTTCTGATAGGTCTCGCCCTTCCTGTCAGGGTCCGGCCTAAGGCCTTTCGGGGTCTCGATGAGCGGCCCGTAGTCTTTGAACTCCTCGACGTTCTCCATAATGACGACGTCGACCTTGCCGCCACTTTCTTGAATGCGCTCGATCCAGCCTGGAATGATCCAGCATAGGTCTCGAATGTTGCGCTCCACCGGCTTGCCACCCTTGGCTTTGGAGAAGTGCTTGCAGTCGGGCGAGAACCACGCCAAGCCGATATGCCGCCCCTTGATGTAGTCCAAGGGGTCCAGCCTGTAGACGTTTTCCGAAAGGTGGTGCGTTTCCGGGTGGTTCGCAGCGTGCAGCGCCAGAGCGTCGGCGTTGTGGTTGATCGCAAAGTTGGGCGATCGGCCAAGAGCCAATTCGATGCCAGTCGAAGCTCCGCCGCCGCCGGCGAAACTGTCGATGATCAGCGGCTCGCCCAGATGAACCGACGCCATGATCGCGTCGCCGCTTGTCTCTGCAAACAGGTCAGTTCGAAACATTCATGCCCCCTGCCCTAGCGCCTCGGCGCGCGATCTCGACGAGCTGCAAGCGCGCGTACTCACGCGAGACCCGCAAAGTGATGGGATGGCCGCCGTCATCGCAGCGGGTGCCGCAGAGCGCGGCGATTTCGGTTGCCAGGCAGGTGAGGCCCGGCTGAAAACCCGCCCGCTGGAGCGCGGCGCGGATTGCCATCTGGTCGCGCAGCAGCACGTCCAGCGGTGCATTGAGGATCCAGCGAGCCCGAGCGGCATCATCGGTCGCGTCGAGCAGTTCCTCGACGATTGGAAGCAGCGCCGTCATTGTGTGACCGCCTTCAGCAACAGGGCTCCGGCGGTCGCATGCAGCGCCGATGTCCCGGCATCAGACAATGCCCAAGTCACCCCGTCGCGCGACTCGATCAGCCCATCGTCCGAAAGGCTGGCTATCAGCGCTTCCGAAACTGTCGGCCGCACCCCGATCCCGCGCCGCAAGGTCACGTCGTCGAATTCGCCATGCTCCAGCATCCAGACGAGTGCACGAGCCCGCTCCTCGTCGAGCCGTTCGTCCATCGTCTTGCGGGGCGTCTCGCGGGCGAATTCGTCGGGCTGCGGCTTGAAGGTCATGGGCGCGACATTGCCGCCGGCCCCCGGCAACAACGGCGCGGCGTTCTCATAGGCCTTCCAATCCACGCGAATGATGCGCGGGAAGCCGTCGCCGTAGCTGCCGTCTTCGTTCTGCTCCCAGACAAACCAAGCCGTGTTCATCTGGCTCGACGCTTCCGGGCCGTCCCATCCGTCCCGGTGCATCATCGGCAGGCGCCGGGTGAAGAGGTAGACGCGCGAAGGCGGGTTTTCGTCCATGACGAAGACGCGGTTCGGGTCGTCGAAACCAGCCGCGAAATTCCAGTTGAGCAGTAGCGCCATCTTGCGCGGCTTGTGCTCGCGCAGCGCATGAGCCGGGAAAGAGTTCGCCAGCTCCGCATAGGGCGGGTTGGTGACGATATCGACGCCGACGGAACTACCGGCGACAGAAAGCAGGAAGTCCCCCACCTGTTGCGGCTCGCCGCGCCGCGTGGCAACGCCCCGGTCGACGAGATCCGCGATCATCACCTCATAGCCGGCATCTTCGAGCGGGCGCATGATCGCGCCCTTCCCGACGGCCGGCTCTTTCACCGTCGCCGAGAAGCTTTCCAGCGCCAGCAGCGTGCGCATGGCCTCGATCGGCGACTGATAGAGCTGGTCGCCCTTTTCATCAGACGGGGCCGATCGCGTGCCGATCGCGTGCGACAGGCTGCGCCGGCTCGGATCAAGCCCGGCCTCCAAGCGTGCTGCAATCACGCGGTCGACGAAATCAGGCTGCTCGCGCACAACGTTCCGCAGCTTGCGCGCCTCATGCAGGCGGCGCTTGTCGATGCCGACATCGTCGAGTGAAAAAACGTCCGCATCGCGGACCTTTGTTGCGCGCCCCTGCTTGGCGACCTTCCCTTTTTCCTGCGCCTCGTCGATCGTGTCGGCCATTGCGACGTAGCACATGCTTTCGATCTTCAGCGCTTCAGCCTGCATAAGGCGCGCCTTCTCGATCAGCTCGCGCGAGGCCTTGACCTTCTCGGCATAGTTCACCGCCGCCTTCGCCTGCTCGTAGGCCCCGGTCGAAAGCAGCAACGCCGCCCGCACATCACCGGCGCTCAAGAGAGCGCGCGCCGTCTTGATCGAAGCCACCAGGTCCGAAGATTCGGCAATCGGGGTCGCAACAGGCACGGGGACGGCGAAATGCTCGCAAGGTGGCGAAGTAAACAAAACATCGACACCGCCGCCATCGAGCCCGATATCGATGCTGACCGGCAGCACATCACGCGCCTGCGGATGGTTTGCGGCGTGGAGGGCGATTGCCTCGGCGCTGTGGTTCACAAGGTCGGCCATGGAGGTTGGCCGGTCCACGCCCGCCAGCTCGTACGCCTTGTCGGCCGGATACCAGATGCTGGCGTCCTGCGGATGGCGCCGCAGCAGGCCCCGGCCGTTGAGGTTACGGCAGGTTCTCACTTCCGCTTCGGTCCCGACGACCAGCACACCCTCAGAGAGGGCGGCAGCAAGAAGCCGTTCCGCCCTCTCGCCCATGTTTTTCGGAAGGTTGCCGGTCACGATGCCGCCCCCTCGTCGAGGCCAGCATCGACCTCCTCCAGGGCGCGGATTGCTTCGCGTAGCTCCTTGCGGATCGTCTTGCGGTCGAGCGCATCGACGTTGCCGTCGCGGAAGGCGTCGAGGATCGCGCGCGCAACGTCGGTCGCCTCGTAGAGCACGCGATGTGCATCCGCTTCGGTGAGTGCTGTGCTTCGCTCGCGCTGCGACATGGGCGTCAGGTCGAAGCCGAGCAACCGGGCCATTGCCTTGACGATGACTGGGGATTTCGCCCGCCGGTCGGCCTCGATCGCGACGTCGATCGGGATCAGCCGCTTCTTGTTGCGCTCGTCGAAGCTTGCATACTCGGAAAGCTTGCCAGTCGTGACACGGGTCAGCGGCTCGAAGCCGGTCACGCCGCCGCCGAGCTTGTAGCAAGCCTCGGTATCCGCTTTCAGCGTGCGGATCTCTTCATCGGAAATTGTGCGAATGCCGGACATGCGAAAACACCCCGCAAAAGTGGCAAGGGAAGGATCTTGGGAAAGGATTCGATGACGCTCGGCTGTGCCGCGCGTAGGGTTCAGGCCATCAGATCAAGGGAGGCCCACATGGGTAGGCAGATACAAAAGCAGGGGCGCGGCAACGATGCGTATCAACACCGCGCCCCTGCCCTTCAGCAAGGCGCCCGGGCGGGAGGAGGAAACCCGGTCTTCTCGCGCCTCGCTTGGGAAACTCTATCATTCATCGACCTCCACGGAGCGAACGGCGGACCGTCGATCTTCAAGCAATCTCTCGATCAACTTAAGAACCGGTCGGGAGGGCTTGGACTTGCCATTTTTCCACCGCGACACCGTGGCCTGATCCACCCCCAACGCGTCCGCGAGAAGCGGCTGGTTCATCTCCAGCGCGCTCAAGGCCTCAACGATGATGTTCGGACAAGCGTCTACGTGCGTCATGCATTTTAAATGCACTACGCATTCTTTCGAGTCAATGCCTATTGCATTTCAGTTTCGGATATCAAAATGCGTATGAGCGATGAAAAAGAAATCGGGCAGCGTCTCAAAGAGGCGCGAAAGCGAGCGGGCTTCCGGACGGCGAAAGAAGCCGCAGAGTCGCTTGGCGTTGCTTATCCCACCTACAGCCAGCATGAGAACGGCACGCGCGGTATTCTCCGAGAAGCTGAGCTCTATGCGCGCCGGTTCAAGGTTTCCCTTGACTGGCTTCTTCGCGGGAAAAGTGTAGACACGCTCGCCGGCTTTCCGGAGGAAACGGGACCTAATTTCGAACAGACCAGCAAGCCAAACGCGAGCTTCCCGCCGAAGTACCAATCGTTCTCTGGCACTCACTCGATACCTTTGCTCGGCCAATCCGCTGGGGGCCCCAATGGCCAATTCATCCTTAACGGAAGTGAGGTTGGCCGGGTCTTCTGCCCTCCAATGCTGGAGGGCGTCGAAGGCGCTTACGCTGTGCGAGTTTACGGGACATCGATGGAACCCCGGTTCAAGGCAGGGGAAACGGTGTGGTTGAACCCGAACGAGCCCGTTCGCGCAGGGGACGATGTAGTTGCTCAGATCCTCGGCGCCGACGAGGGCCAACCGGAAAGCTACATCAAGGAATTCCGGTCGAAGTCTTCGAAGGTCTTGCGGCTATGGCAGCACAATCCTGATGAAGGAGAGGAGAAGGAGCTTAGCTTCTCCGCCGACCGAATCTTCTCGGTCCATAAGATTGTGTTTCACGCTACCGTCTGAGCCGGCAAATCTGAAAACCATGTAGGCCGGATGGTCAGATTTCTGTGGGCGGGAGGCACCTTTGGGCACTCGCTGCAACGGATCTTGCGGCACAACTGCATGTAGTTGTGCACTCCAAGCGCTGACACCTGGCGCAAATTCGAAAGCTTGAGCACTCGCGCATGACCGCAGTCATCGCAGGCGACATACACGCTCGAAAGCTCAACCACCAATCTCAAAGCGTCTGGATGGTCAATTGCCGGCGCCTTTGGCATCTATCAAGCTCCCGTTTGTTCTCTTTTCGTTCACGCGAACTCAAATCAGATTTCCGACCTTGAGTCGAGTGGTTTCCGGTTGACGATTGCGACGCACTACCTCAAATAAATGCTTTATGCATTTTTTGGATTGACGCATTAAGATGCGTTATGCATATTTTCTTCGCTTCCTACACTTCAACAGCGGAGAAACACATGCAACCGAACGGCGGACTCAAAACTCGAAACACTCTCAACCGCATGGTTCTCGCCATGGTCGAACATGGCGACGGCTGCACGGCCGACGACCTGAAGCGCAAGAACTTCACCCCCGAAGAAATTCGCGTGCTCGGCCCGAAGGCCGCAGACCTCGCCACCGCCCGGGCGAACCCGGCGTAAAGCCCGTGGCGAAGAGAGCCCGCCGCCGCGATCCGCAGTTGGTGTCCCCTGTGAACGACGCTCCTGTCTGGATCGTGCGCGGCGCGCTCGCCGCCATGGCATCAAGCCTCATCTTCTTTGCGGCCTTCTTCTGGACCCTCTCGCCATGACCCAATCCACCAACGGTTGGCTTCAAACTGTCCGCCAGTCCCACGGCACGCGGCTCGCCGCTGCTCTTGTCGACTCCCGCCTTGGCAGCCTGACTGACGCGACCGAGAGCTTCCAGGAGATCGCCGACCGCCATGGCGTAGATGCTTACGACCTATGCGCCCTCTGGCTCGACGACCCGACCCGATCTTTCTCAACCGCCATTAACGCCGCCGCGATCCGCGAAGGAGCAGCCGCATGAGCATCACCCTCTGGAAACCGGAAACGGACATCGTACTGCATCAGGCGCTCGGCAAGTGCGCCGAGGAATGCGCAGAGCTTTCTCAGGCCTTGGCACGTTGCCTCATTCAAGGCTTCCACGAAGCCGAACCCGTCACACACAAGCTCAACCGGACGCATCTCTTCGAAGAGGTGGCCGATCTCAACGCGGCGCTGCGCTGGCTTTACGACGTCTTGGACGAGCCGTTCAAAGGCGAATCCGAACGCGAACGCCGCAAGCTCGACGGGTTCAAACGCTGGCAGGCCATGCTTGAAGCAGAGGGCGGCACCAATGGCTAACGCCCTCTACCCCTTCCGCATCCATTTCCACGATCCGGACCTGTCGCCGATCGACATCGACGCCGCCGACGCCAAAGCCGCGCGTGACATTGCGGCCGAGCGCCGCCGCGTTCCCGTCGCTGCGATCCGCAAGGTCAAAGTCATCAGGGAGAACGCCGATGTATGAACCCTTTTGTAATCCGCAAAAGGAAGTCGCAACGAGGTGGTGCCCAACTGTCTGGCTCGACGAGGTCGCCGGCATCCTCGTCGCCGACCCCGCCGATTGCGTCCACACCGACGGTAGCGGCGGCTGGTTGTTGCTCGACGAGGATGCGGAGAAAGATCGCAGCGATGGCAATAGCCTGCCGGTGACGCCCGGCCAGGTCGTGAGCTTTTGCGCTCATCGCACGTACGGTTACTTTGAGCTGATCGTGAATGACGATCGCACCTTCGAGTGCGACCCTTACCCCGACGACGCCACGCATTTCGCCCACGCGGACGAATGCGACTGCGAAACGATGTTCTATAGCGTCGCCGAACTCGTCGAGCAGGGCGATCCGGACGCTCTGGGCACCGCCCCTCTACCGGCTGGCCTGCACCTCATCAACATCTGGCACTGGTCCGACGAAATCGCCTTCCGCTTCGAGGTCGAAGACGGCAAGCCGAAATTCGTCCGCTGCGCGGGAGCAAACTGATGGCTGACGGCACCAAGCCTGTCCGGCTTCAGCTGTCTCGTACCAAAGGCTTCAGCCTGCAGCAGATCAGCGAGGCCACCAACGGACTGCCGGCGGTCAACGTCGCGCGGCCGTCAAAGTACGGCAATCCCGTCATCAAGCAGGACTTCGACGACCTCCAGGCGATCTATGCTGCAATCGGTCGACCGCCGATCGAGGGCACGTGGCAGTACCATGCCATGAAATGCTTCGACGCATGGATCGGCGGAGAGATACCGGAACTCGACGCGCCGCCGACTTGCGACGAGATCCGGCGTGAACTGCAAGGCAAGAACCTCGCCTGCTGGTGCAAGCCCGGCGACCCTTGCCATGCCGATGTCCTGCTTTTCATCGCCAACGACGCCGGCGAGGCGAAACCATGAACATCGACATAGCGAAGGAAAAGTATCGCGACGCGCGCAAGTTGCTCGCCCTTGCCAGCGAGGAATGGTGCGAGTCCTACGATGTGGAACGCGGGAAGAATGAGATCTGCTCCAAGGAGCCGATGACCGGCGAAGTCGAGCCGATCGCGCTGATCTTGCCGGAGTGCGGTCGCGAAGATCGCCGCCTGATGGCGCACGCGCCGACCTATATGCGCGCGATGGACACGCTTCTGCAGTACGCCTTCGATGAGATCGTCAGGCTGCGCCGACGTGTCGAACAGCGCGTGGAGAAGCCAAAGGACTTTGCGGCCGAGTGCTCCATGAAATGCGCAGAACCGGCCTTCAAGAAGTACCTCGAAGAGAAGCACGGACTTGAAGCCCCGCTGACCAACGACCGAGCGGCGACGCGCGTGCGCTCGGTTCTCGCGATCTCCTCCCGCAAGCAGTTGAACGACGACCCCGCAGCCGCCGAGCGCTGGAAAGCACTCCGCTCGGACTTCGACCTCTGGAGGCGGCACGGATGATGATGAGCCGCCGCGACGAGATCCGCGAGAAGATCATGGCGAGGGTCGTCACCGACCCCGTAACCGGCTGCTGGATCTGGCAAGGCCCGACGTCGGGAAAGACCGGTCGCGGCAAGGACTATCCACGCATGTCTCTCAGCGGCCAGACGGTCGCCGTGCATCTGGTCATGTGGACCAACGAGCACGGTTACATTCCCGGCAAGAAGCAGCTCGACCACAAATGCCGCAACCGCCTCTGCGTCAATCCGGACCCGAAACATACGGAGCTGGTGACGCACAAGCAGAACCAGAAGCGCCGCGACCAGGCGCGCGCAGTCGCTATGCTCGGCCACAACGGCGGGCTACCGCTCGAATGCGAGGAGGTCGCCTGATGGTAGCTCTAAGCCGCTCGACGCCCAGAGTGACGGCCTGCCCACTGCCGCCCGTGCGCGGGCTCAACCGTGAGCAGGCGTCGGCCTATGTCGGCGTCTCGACCAGCCTGTTTGACGAAATGGTGAAGGATGGCAGGATGCCCCGACCGAAGAGGCCCAACGGACGCACCGTTTGGGACCGACTTCAACTCGATCGGGCATTCGACCGCCTGCCCGGTGGAGAGATCGACGAGGGCGGCGAGTGGGATGTTGAAACCTGATGCCAAGGAAGCTCAGAAGAAAATACCTGGTCGAAGACAAGACCGATGGAGTGCTGCGGTTCTATTTCCGCAAGAAAGGCCAGCCGAAGATCCGCCTGCCCGGCCATCCTGGCTTGCCAGAGTTTGAGGCAGCCTATTTCCAAGCCCTCGAAGGTAAGTTGAAGGCTGACAAGGTCGGGCCGAAGCTGTCAACGAAAGGAACACTGCGTTGGCTCTGCGAGCAGTATTTCCAGTCGGCAGTTTTCAAGCAGCTTGACGCCGGCACACGGAAGGTGCGGAAGGGGATCATCGAGCACATATGGGCCGAACCCACCAAGCCAGGCGGAACCCGTCTGTTCGAAGACATGCCGCTGCCGTCGTTCGGCGCCAAGGCGGTGCGCGTTTTGCGTGATCGCAAGGCGGAATTGCCCGAGGCCGCGAACGGGCGCGTTAAAGCGCTCCGCGCCGTGTTCAACTGGGCGACCAGCAAGGACGTTGAACTGGCGCCGGCCAATCCGGCTCGCGACGTCGATTACTTCAAATCTGAGGGTGAAGGCTTCCACTCATGGACCGAGGCCGAGGTCGCCCAATTTGAGGCGCGCCATCCGATCGGCACCAAGGCAAGACTGGCGCTCGCGCTGATGATCTACACGACGCAGAGGCGCAGCGACATCGTGCTCTTTGGCAAGCAGCACATATCCAACGGCTGGTTCAATTTCACGCAGTTCAAGAACCGCCGGCACAAACCCGTCAAACTCGCCATCCCGATCCACCCCACCCTCGCCGACATCATCGACAAGAGCCCGTGCGGAGATCTGACGTTGCTGGTGACCGAGTTTAACAAGCCCTTCACGTCGAACGGTTTCGGAAACTGGTTCCGCAAACGCTGCGATGAAGCGGGGCTGTTTCACTGCTCTGCGCACGGGCTGCGCAAGGCGGCAGCAGCTCGCCTCGCCGATCGTGGCGCAAGCGAACATCAGATCATGTCGATGACCGGCCATACCACCTCGAAAGAGGTGACGCGATACACGAAAGCCGCCCGCCAGAAAGTGCTGGCAAAGGCGGCTGTGGAGTTGCTCGACAGGAATGTCTTAGAAGATTGACCTAGGCAAGACCTAGGCAAGGTGCTCGGGCCAACCGCCCGAAAATCTTTCCCCTACCTTCGTCAAGCGTCCGCCCTCCTTGTCAAAGAACACCAATGTATATGGCGTAGGCAAGCGGAGCGGGGAAAAAGCTTGGTCAACGTATTCTTGGCTAATCTGAAACTTGTCCAAGACTACGACAAAGCAGAGATAGTTGAACCCTTTTACTGAGGTCCTGGCCTCCACGTATAGCTTGTTTACTCCGGCAAAAAACTGCTCGATGCTTGAAACCGCCTCCCATCGGAGCAATATAGTTTCCTCTAGGAATTCGCTCTCTAAAAATATCTCGCGACGCGCTTGGTCGTAACTTGTCATTTTGTACGCAAAGAAGCGCAGGGCCGCCCAATCGACTATGTTCGAAGTTAAATTAGCAATTGTCGGCATAGGGCCGGCGATGTTTGAGATCTCCGAAATTTGCGAGATCGTAACCTCATCAACCTTAACCGCGAAGGCTCCTTGCGCGTGCTTGAGGAAGTTGGCTGACGTGTACATGTAGAACATGCCGCCTTTTGTCGCGCTACTGAGTTCAGCTACTAGTTCGGGCCTAGGTCCAAGTTTCTTTTTGCCGCCAGAATCGATTGTCCACCACCAATCCGCCTTCTCATCGTCGGTGATGAAGATAAAATCACCACCCCGTGCCTTTGCGTGGTTAAGGAGTTGGAGCCACAAAAGAACGTCACCATACTTCGCGTGATACCTCACGCCGTTATAGCTATAAGCCTCGACTTTCCGGCTATCGGCGTAACCTGGCGGGCTCTGGAACTTTATTCGCTCATCACCCTCCTTTTGGGCCTCAATTACCGCCTCTTGTGTTGGGGGATCACCAATTCTGCCTTCGAGCAGGCTCTCGATTTTATTCCGGATCTCATCATCATCGTTGACATCAAATTGCGAAGCCTCGAGTTCGTCCAACTGCGTGTAGAACTGGTCCGCGTGCTGCTTCAAACCAGCAAGCAGATTGCCTGCATCGATTAGAGAATGACGCTTGTTAAGCTTCGATTCCAATTCGCGCTCCAGCGTCTTCAGGGACCCGTCGATCAGTGAGCGCACCTCGGCAAACTTTTGTTTCTGCTCCCCCACCACGGAGGCCCGATTACGGTGATACTCCAGCGCGACTTGAAACGGGACCCACAAGCGATCCTGCACTTTGTCAAGCACCGAGAGCAGTTCATCGCGGGCAGTCTTGGGATATCTATAGAGGTTTAGCAGCACATTGGCGTCCAGCACGATCGTGGCGGAGCCAAGAAGAGAATTTAACTGGTCTGCGCCAGGACGATAGTAACCGGGAAAAAGCGTGCGCAT